GTAGCCGTGTTTAGTCTTCTCAAAAAACTCTTTTAAAACGGGGCTAACGACGTCCTCATCCAACCTAATGCGGCGGGATACCAATGCCACGTCCAGTGGCAAAGGTTTCTCGCTCATGTAATACCAATCCAACAATCGTCGATACGCCAAGTCCTCGGCATCGTCTAAATGCATGGTGTGTGAGATGTAATCGCCAATGTGGAATTTGTACCAAATCATTTCGCTGTCTTTCCAAATATGTCGGGTCTGAGATCAGCCCTCTTCACTTTTCTGCCAGTATTCGCTTCGATGTCTCGGGCCAGTTCAGGGCTAGGCAGGTGTCGCCCACTGATGATGAGTGATAGCCATGTTTTGCTGATGCCTAGCGTCTTGGCTAACTCGACCTTGGCACCCCTTGGTTTATCGTTAAAGTATTCTGTTAATGTCATGCGACTCCTTTTGTTAAGTTAACGTCATCTTACACGAAAAAAATATTTGTGCAACAGGTATTGTATGCCTGAATTAAACATGATACAGTGCGGTGTGTTTAACGTAAAAGTGAACAACTATGGACAGCGAATACGAACAAGCAATGAACGAAAGAATGCAGATGCTCGAAGATGCCCTATTACGGGCTGAAACGGGTGTTGCTACAGGGGCTGACTGGGACATCATCCGCTACGAATGCGGAGTGCCTAAGAAGCAAACAGTGAAACTAGAGACCATTTCAATTTCAAGGAGCGAATAATGGGACTAACAGTGAAAGCATCTGGTGGCGCGTCCACCTTTAAACCCGTACCGTCTGGTATGCACCTAGCGCGTTGCTACCGCATTGTCGACATGGGTACGCAAACCACCACTTGGAAGGGTCAGAGTAAGCAACAGCCAAAGGTTATGTTGCAGTTTGAGGTTCATAGCGAGGATTCTGATGGCAACCCAATTGTGACCGACAAGGGTGAGCCAATGTCTATCAGCAAAAACTTCACCGCCAGCCTTGGTGAGAATGCCATTCTGCGGCAGGAACTTGAGAACTGGCGTTCACGCGCATTTACTGCCGACGAACTCAAAGGGTTTCAACTTAAAAACGTATTGGGCGCTTGGGCTATGTTGTCTGTTGTCAAGGAACAGGGCAACGACGGCAACGAGTACACCAACATCTCTAGCATCAACCCAGTGTCCTCACAGATCAAAAAAGCTGGTCTGCCAACAGGTCACAATGAGTTGAAGATTTTTGACTTAGAGAACCCAGATATGGCTTTGTTTGAGACCTTTGGAAACAAGATCAAAGAGAAGATTCAAGCCACCCCAGAGTGGAACAAAAAAATAACCCCTGCACCGAAGCCAGCACAACTAAGTTCTGGTTTTGATGACATGGCGGACGACGTGCCATTTTAAAACCAAAGGAGAGTGGCTAACATGAAATTATTAGAACTGATTAGACGTAAACCAGCGCCTGAACCTGAACCCAAACCGCAGGTGACTTCGCTCACTGTAACAACGACGCAATTGAGCGAATTAGCAGGCATACATTTGCCATCTCAAATGCTAAAGAACTTGGGCATTCAACCGTTTGCCAGCACCAAAAATGGGGTGTATTGGGCAAGTGAAGACATCCCCCACATTTTTATGGCGTTGTCCAAATACTTCAGCCAAAAAGCCAAAGAGGAGTTGAACAAGTTATGAGCACAACAGTGTCAGCACCTAGAGCCAGTGAGTCCAATCATTGGTACACCCGCGAGGGTGCTCCCCAATACACCGTTGAAGCCGCTAAGGGCGGTCAGCGCAATACTACCCTGCGTGATGCACGCAAAATGAACTTGGTTCCCAGTGTCACTACAATACTGAATGTCGCCGCTAAACCAGCCCTATTGGCTTGGATGCAACAGCAAGTGTTGTATGCGGCGCTAACGCTTCCCCGCCGCCCAGACGAGCCTGAAAAGGAATACATCGACCGAATCATCAACGATTCCAAAGAACAGGGTCGTTCTGCGGCGGATGCGGGAACTGACATCCATGCATCGATTCAAGGACATTATGAAGACAGCCCTACAGGAAAGCACCAAGAGAGTGTTACAGCCTGTGTTAAAGCCATCACTGAGCACTTCGGAGAAGCCGTTTGGATTTCCGAGCGTTCATTTGCACACGAAGCGGGTTTTGGAGGTAAGTGCGATCTATTTTGCGCTGGCACCCTTAACGCCGTCATTGACATCAAAACCAAAGAATTTACCGACCCTGCAAAGGTCGACGCCTATGACGAACACCTTATGCAACTCGCGGCATATCGAGTTGGTCTAGGCATCCCCAATGCACGGTGTGCGAATGTGTTTGTGTCCCGCAACGCGCCGGGGCTGGTCGTCGTCAAAGAATGGTCAGCCGAGGATTTGAGTCGCGGGTTCGATATGTTCATGCACCTGCTATCTTTTTGGCAACTTAAAAATCAACATCAATGAGGTATCTATGTTAAGTGAAGAGGAAGTCAAACAAGTCTATTTTTACTGCGACGAAAAATTGCCAAATGCAATTTATGCAGACGACTTAGACATTGTCCAGTTTGCCCATAAAATTGAAGCATATGTAACGCCTACGATTGCAATGAGGGAGCACCTAAGATGCGTACAGATCGTAAGCGAGATGAACTCAGAAGTTGGGAAGGCTTTGAGCAATCAGAGACCGAAATTCTAAAAGCCTTGCAAGAGGCTTACGAACAAGGTTATGACGACGGGTTTGAGGAGGCTCGAGAGAGTTTCTTTCAAACCCAGTTGTTGCTCTCCCACACTGGTGGTTCAGCATGACGCAAAACGAAATTAAAGCAATGGCAATAGAGGCGGGTCTTGACCCAGACCTCTGGGGTTATGAACGTGCTTTTGAACAATTTGTTGGTTTTGTAGAACTTAAATTATTAGAACACCACATAAAAATTTGTAATAAAGAACATGACAGATTGATTCACAAATCTAACATCACAGATAGTGGATATACACGAGCAGTTTTAAGACAACGCGCTGGAAGTATCAGCAATGTATCTTTTAAAATGCACATGGATTATGTAGAAAAAAAGCCCCCGTCTAAGGGGGGCTAAGAAGGAGAGTGGCAACTGCTCCTCAAATGACAATCATTGCGGTTCTTTTTCTGTCAGCGCCTTGTAGCCTTCATAAATACCCATGCCTAATGTTCCAAGAGCGCCAGCACCTTTGATCTTTGCGGTTCTAGGGCCAACCACTGGCACCGTAGCCGCCGCACCAAAACCAGTTTGTGTAGTGGCTTGACTAGCTTGCATCAATGCCTGTATCAACTCAGGACTTCGGTCACCAGCTTGGTAGCGTTTAATCAAGTCTGCCACAGGAATGTTGGCTAATTCATTGATGCCCCTAGCGGCTTGTAATCCACCGATTGCACCTATTGTGGTACGACCAACAGGATTTAAAAGACCTGTCTTACCAACTGCAACACCAGTGTTTGCCAAATATCGACCAACGCCACTGGGTGCCGCCTTAGCCGCCTTCACATCAGCTTTTGCTTGAGCATTTACTTTGGCGGCATTTTCATTAAGAATTTCCTGTGCGGTTTTTCTACCGCTTTCCAAATCTTGTCTTGCCGCAAGCGCACGATCTTCTGCTGTTTCTGCCGCAGTTTGAGCGCGTGTCACGCCAGCAGTCCGAGCACTTTGTGCTTTGGTTAAAGCAGATTGCGCTTGACTGCTACGTTGTGCCGCTAATGCACGCTCTTCTTTAAGGCGATCCATTTCATTTTGCTGGGCTAATCTTTCCTGCGCGGCTTTGTCGTCAACCATGCGTTGCTCAAGTTCTGCCTGCTGTTGACGTTCACCAGCAAGATCAGGATTGACCATCACTCCGCTAGGCGTAGAACCGCTGATGCCTTCAGTCAATGCAAATGCCTTGCTGGGACTAACAATACCCTGCTGACCAAGTGCTTGTAAAACCGCTTGTTGGTTTGCCGCATTCCTTGCAATCTGCGAGGTGCGCTCGTTGTAAGTTGTTTGGCGTGCGCGTCCAGTTACATCATCTACGGTTGTGCCTTGAATGGCGCGGGTGTGCTGATCTACCGATGGCGCATTTGGATCGGTAATGATAGAAGGGGTCTCAGGAGCCGCAGAAACGGTTTGTGGGGCGTTTTGTGTAGTCGCCGCAGGGGTAGGTGATACCTTAGCTTTTTGCTCGTTTAGACGGGCTTTTAATTCTCTATCTGCTTTTTGTAAATCATATTGAGATATTTTAAAATCTAACTCAAGGTCGGCAAGTGTTTGGCCTCCCGCAATTGGGGCGGGGTTGCTCATCCGCTTTTGCAAACGGTCAGCCGCAATGTCGTGGCGTCTTTGCGCTTTGTCTTCCGCTTCCTGTAAAGCGGCAATTGTTTTATTGCCAGACTCTTCTAAAGCAGTAATTTTGCTTCTTGCAGACTCTTTAATTTCGTTTATATCGGGGGCGGGGCCAAAATACTCTGGTTGAGAACCAAGTTGACCTACTCCAGAAATTAAAGCGCCAGCACCCGCCGCTGTTACTGGGCTTACAACTTCTTCAGGTGGTGGGGTAGTATCCGTTGAGCCTTCAGTATTTGAAGCCTCACGCGCCTTATCTGCTAATGGTACGCCAGCGGCAAACGGATTGTTGGGGTTTTCTTTTGGGGCTTCTTGGGTTTGATCTGGGGCTTTCCCGCTTTCAAACCTTTCAATGAAATCGGCAATTTTTTCTGCCGAACCTTCTGGAAATGGAGCGTTGGTATTTTTTAAACCAAGGTGACCAGCCATTCCAACTTTGTAGTTGTCGCGACTGTCTTCTGTATTTTCTACGCCTGCTGGTGCGTATTTATCAATAAAAGATTGAGGGGTGTTGATCCCGTTCTTTTGCTTGACTTGAATGTCATGGATTAACGCATTGCGACCATCTTGTTTTGTTGCAAAGATGGCAAAGCCTCTGTCATCAAGCCCAATCTGCCCCTTGTATGTAAAGCCCTGTGGCTTCAGGTTGCCGGGGTTATTGTTGAATTCAGCAACTGTAGACATGGCTATTCTTTCTCAAACGATCCATCAGGCATTTTTTTCCAGCCTTTAGGTGGTTTGCGTTCCCCGCCAGAAGATGCAGGCGATGCAGAGGGTGCAGGCACTTTAGGCGATGTCCGCAAGGTGTCCGCATTCTTATCACGCATCTCATTGAGCGTGCGCACATAGTTCTTCTGGAGTTCTTTGAACTCTGGGTTGTTGTGCTGGAAGTATGTAAACGATCTGTTTGGATTTTCTTCTGTAAATTTAGACCACAGCTCTGCGGCGCGTGCGTCGTAACGAGCACGCTGAACCATTGCCTCTGACTTGAGCGCCAGCACCTTGGCTGAGTCGGTGGGAAGTATGCCGATGGCGGCGTACAACTGACCTTCCGCTCTGTCGGTGGCACCCTCGCCGGGGGTTCGAGCCATCTTGCGCATCTCTGCCGTAATTGCAGACTGCTTTTGTTGGAACAACTGCAAAGCCGCAATGTCGTCTTTGGTCAATTGGTATTCTTTGTTTCCCTGTAATGCAACGCGAACAGGTAAGTTCAACGCCACCGTGACAGGGCCAGCCGTGCCAGACGCACCTTGCTCAATTGCACGCAACAAAGAGTCACGCACGGTTGCGTTCTGCATCAAGTTAAACGCTCTGGTGTTTGAATCAGTCAAACTAAGCACGTCGTTAGCCAACGCCTCCATTTGCATTGCATTCTCACCACGAGACAGAACCATATTTCCACGAGACTCAGACGCTGTAGCACGCTCTCTTGCGGTTGCTTCCATGCTTGTCTTCTGTGCCGCTGATTCTGCTTCGCTCAATGGTCTTTGGAATTCAGGTTCGCCCTTAGCGTTTTGTGTGCGCGTTGGACTGATCATTCCGTTTTGAGCCATGAAGCGAATCAAAATTTGCTCATTTCCAGTAGTCGCGGCTTGGCGTGCGGCTTCAAAGAAACCATCAGCCACCTCAGTGCGAACCTTGACCTTCTTGTCGCTGTAAGGAATCGTGACCTCAGTGAAGCCAGCGTCCGCCGCTTTCTTGGCTTCGACTTCAGCCTTCTGAAGGTTGAACAAAAACTTCTCTGTATCTGGATCGCCGATCTGTTGACCAGCAATAAGTTCTCTGCGACCAATAGGTGCAAAGCCTGTGACCGTTGTAGGCAAGCCGGGGCGACTTGAAGGCATACCCGCAGTAGGTGGAGCACCAGCAGGAACCGCTAATCCGCCCAGCGGAGCACCGCCAGCGGGGGCTTGTGAAGGCATAGCGCCTTGTGGGCCACCCAAATTCTGAAGCATTGCAGAACCAGCCAACTTCTGACGCAACTGTTGTTGCTTCATCAAGAGGTCAAGGTTCTGCGTATCCGTAGCTTGCTGGCGCTCGTTCTCGCCCAGTGTAGCTTCGTGAAACTTTCCCATGCCTTGGCTAAGAGACTCAGTAAATTGACCAGTCTTTGTGGGGGAACCTAAACCAACACCTAGCGCCATAAAACGTGGGTCATAGGGAAGGGTTGTGCGCTTGGCTAAAGACTCTTGCATCTTTTGAATCTGCGCATCCAATTGCATACGACCCTTGTTCAGGTTCGTAATCTCTTTGTTAATATCAAACGGCTCATTCTGAGAGGTTATCTGTTCAGCGGCAATGCGATCAGCGTCAGCAGACTGATCCGTTTTTACAGGTTGTTTGTTTGCAGGCAAAGCGGGAGCCGCTTTGGGCTGAGGTTGGGAGACTTGACCTAAGCCGCCCTGTGGTTGTTGTGCAATCATTCTTTACCCCACCAAATAGCCGTGTTCGTCGTAATAATTACCTTGACCATCGTGGTATGCCGCGCCAGAAGGCATGACATCTTCTGTCTCGCCACCGTCCGCCATCATTACAGCGCCGCCAGTAGCCGCTTTTTTAACTGGTTGACCAGCCTGCATTGCGGTATTTGCCGCATTTTGGACATTTGTTGGATCGCCCTGATAAAGAGAATACAGGATTGAAGCAAGTGAACCAACCTGAGCCAGAGGGCTAATGCCAAACTGACCTTGGGTGCCGGGAGCCACCGTCTGCTGGATTGAACCCATTGGAACCATACCTTGGGGCAACAGCTTTGCATAGTTCTGAGCCTGAATCATTGGGTAGTCCAAAGCCCTCTGACCTAACTCTTGCTCTTTAGCACCAATGTTATAGAGCGCGTTCAAACCACCAGTACCTGTTTGGAACTGCTCTTGACCAAGTTGGGTTAGTCCCTGACCAGCCTGCAATTGGCGTTGTAGATCGTTCTGAGCCGCCTTTGTAGCCATGTCGTAGCCACCGCTAAGGGCTTGATACTGCTTACCCAATAAATCGCTCTGAATGTCGCGTAGCGTGTTACCAGTAATTTGCTGTTGGCGACGTGAGCCAAACTGACCTGTACCTACCGCCGCGCCACCCAGTGCTGGCAAGACGTTTTCTTGCACGTTGCGCTGAGTCAGGCGTCCCATTTCGTCCACCACCGCATTGGTGTAGGGGTTCATGTACCCGCCAACGATCTCAGGAGCCGCTGTACCGCCAGCACCAGTTAGCATCTGGCTGGCTTGACCTAATGAACCAGTTCCAGAGAAAGCCAGATTGGGAGCCATCTGGAGGGCTTGCTGTTGCAGTGGGCTAAAACCAGCCACACCGCCCTGTTGGACGGCGCTCTGACCAAGGTTTGCAATATCTTGGAGGTAATTTGTGTAGAACTCAGGGGCGGTTTCCTGTTTCTGTATCGTTGACGTTACGTCGGGCAGTGCCGCGCCTTGGAATAGATCAGCCATTCATAGCCTCCTTGATATAGTTCAAAGGTGATTTAGCCTTTGGGGGTATTTTACCCAGAGGTGCGCTTCTTTTGTGAGCGCGAACCTCTTCGCGGAATTTATCCAGAACCTTTGCGCCAGCCTTGTTGGAGCCGTTACCTAACATGGAGACCAATTCGGCATCCATAACGTATTCACCATCAGCTAACCAAGCTGGGATGTCGTCAGACTGACCATCACCTGCACCGTTTACGGCAGAACCTTTGCGGAAGTCAACACGGTTGTCGACCACTGGGTTGGTGTGGTGGCTATGAACGGTGTGAGCCTGAGAAAGCCCACCCTTTTTCATACCTTGACCCAAACCAAGATTGTCAGCAGGGTTCATTACACGTCCAAACGTGTAGTGGGTAGTACCGCCAGCCGCCATTGCTGGTTCTTCTTCAGCCTCAACTGCATCCTCAACGGCGGTTTCCTCTTCGGGAACGTCTTCAGCGCCTTCTAAAAGGTAACCGTACTCATCTACTGGGTTACCAAAGCGATCAGTCAAACCGCCTTCCTCATCGGTGTATTCAGCCATCTCAGGTTCGCGGAGCCAACCAGAAATTCCAAGATCAGAGTACAGGCGATCATCGGGTTCTTCTTCGCCGTAACCTTCTGCGTAGTCAGCATAAGAAACAATAGGGCTACCAGTTCCTGTGCGACCACGCTCCATGCCTGCGCCAAAGTCCGTTGTGCGCGGAGCAAACGAAGTCAACTCAGAAATGTCGACGGGTTGTGATGGGCCAGCAGAGTCACCGCTTTGTGCTTCGCTTAACAATGATGAAATCAAAGCACCAATTGCACCCCCAGCAAGCCCGGGGTTGTTCTGCACATAACCCATCAAGGCATCTAGGATGCCAGTTTGATCAGGCTGATTTTGCTGTTGACGATTTTGTGCCGCCGCTTGTGCCGCCGCATAACTTGTGTTTTGACCACTACCAGCAGACGTAATGCTACCAACGCCAGTAGAAATTTCATTGCCCTGTGGGTCGTAAAAAGTCTGGTTTCCATTGTTGTCTGTGTAGACGGTGTTACCTAATTCGTCTGTGGAGTAGCCAGCATTGCCGACAGTTCCAGAACTTCCGACATTTTGCCAAGGCTGGACTTGCTCGCCAGTGGAAACAATTTCTCCGTACTCGTCTGTACGATACAACTCGTTACCAGTATCTGAGTCAACGGTTACATACTGATCGCCATCCCAGTAACTAGCTGTTCCATCGCCGTTGTCGGAAAAATCAACTGCATTTCCGTTCATGCTAGAACCGCCAGCAACACTACTTAATGCCACAGGAGAATTTCTCAAATAGGTGTTATTAATTGCACCGCTTCCAGCATACAGAGAATTGCTACCCGTCATTGTTGGATCGTCAAACTCGCCATAGTTGTAGTCAACATTTTGCCAAGGCTGAACCTCTTCCTCTGTATCGGAGTAGACGGCATCACCGTCAGCAAAACGACGCAATCCACCTTTGCGCTTAATTGATCCGCCTTTAGCCTCTTCGTAGTCTTCACTTTCGTTTTCAACAATTTCTTCTTCTGCAACGGTTTCATCTTCTGGAGCAACATACTCTTCCAAAGTATTTGTGTACTCTGAATCATCAGTACCGTCACCTTCTAGAGTCCATGAACCAGTATCGGATAAATTCCAAGTCTCACCAGTATCTGGGTCTGTCCACGAAGTTGCTTCTTCTGCTGTTTCGCCCACTGTTGTTTCAGCATTGGGGTCATATAGCAATTCACCAGCGGGATCATAGTAAGCACCGCTTTCATCAATTGCGTACATCAAGTTGCCATCAGCACCGTAGATGTTGCCGCCTTCGTCTTGGAAGTAACCCTCTCCAAGGTCTGTCATTCCAGTCGTGTCGCCACCAGCAACCGTTGTGTCTCCAGCGCCACCAGTAAGACTTCGAGTAGTACCACTTGTTGTGTCTGTACCATCGCCAGCAACAACTGTATCAGCGGACTCCATGCTAACAATAGAGCCATCAGCACCGTAAGTCGTGGTCATTCCATTGGCTGTAACTGTATAAGTTCCATCGCCGTTATCTACAGCGCCTTCGGGAATTCCTGCGGTTTGCTCTTCGGATTTAACGCGATCTAGTTCCGCTTGAATTTGTTCGTCTGTTAACGTGGTACCAGCAGTAGCCGCAGTTGTTCCAGCTTTTGGGGGTACACCTGTTGCTGGCTTTGCAGTTGTCGCCGTAGGCTTAGACGTAACAGGGGGTTTAAGAATTGAAGTTGGAATTCCATTTGGCTTTGTAGTTGACGGTTTTGTTGTAGTTGTTGTCTTGGGGCCGTTAACAATTTTATTAATCAACGCACCCGCGCCAGCACCAGCCGCAGTTTTTAACAATGTGTTTGTTAAAGAATTGCTTGGCTTTGTAGTGGTTGGCTTTACAACGGGCGTTGTAGGTTTTACTACAGGCGTTGTTGGTTTTACCGTGCTTGTAATTGGTTTGACTGGAGGCTTTACTGTTGGCTTAACAGGCGTCACAGGTTTAGTAACAGGCTTGGTTACAGTCGTTGGCTTGGTAGCAGGTTTTGTTGCAGTGGTTTGTTTTACTGCTGGTTTAGTTACTGCCGCAGGTTTTGTTGCGGGTTTTGCCGCAGGCTTTACTGTAGAAGTTACAGGAGTCTTTGCTGGCGCTTTATTACCAGCGCCAGTAGAGGTAATGGAGGAGGCTGGTCTTGTACCAGTCGAAGTAGTTCCAGCAACAGGGCGAATTGCGTTAGTACCGCCTGCAACCGCTTGATCAGAAGGGGCAGTAGGTTGGCGACCAAACGATTGCGCACCACCAGCAGGTCGGACGGTAGATGTCATACCTGCGGAAGGACGACCAGTATCAAAGCGATCACCAAAATCTAACTGAGTGGGCTTGAACCTTGAACGAGGAGCATTACGCATTACCGAACTGATAGTTCGGACGGGAGTCCTAGTTTCCAATGGGTTGCGAACTGTTCTTGCCATAATTTATCCCGTTTTCTTTATGTTGCTCAAAATAGATGTCAAGTTAGAGGTACTCTTAATAGGAGTAAGTTTGCTGACATCAACTCTTAAAGGAGCGGTAACTGGAGCCGCTGTAGTTGTTTTCTTAACTGGCATCAGTTTAGAGACATCCATCTGAATTGGCGGTTTTGTTGTCTTTGCTGAAGCAATTCTCATTGAAGCCAATTGCTGTGCCGTTGGCTGACGTTTTGCTGTAGTTTTATTTCCAGTTAATGATTTTGTCAATGAACTGGTTAAATTCTTTTTGGCTGTTGAAACTAATTGATTCTTGACGGCGTTTGCACCAGCCGTTGCCGCACCAGTCACCAATCCAGTGATTGCGCCTGTATTAGCATCTGTAGTAGCCGCAGTTGAATCGCCTTCTGTGCCAGTGACCGCGCCAACATTTTTTGTTGTGCCAGTATCACTACCAATGGTAGCCAAAACATCTTCAGCAGGTGTAGTTGCGGCAGTTGTATCTGTAGCCGCAATTTGATTTAAACCACCTGTTGTTACAACATTGTTAGTGCTTCCAGTTGTTTGACCAGTAAGATCATCAACTGTTGTGCTTGTATCTTCAGCGGTAACATCTGTTGATGCAACCTGATTTAATCCGCCAGTGGTGTCTGTGCTTGTTACGTCACTACCAGTAATAGAAGTCAATCCACCAGAATTTTCTGCATCATTTTCAGCAACAGCGGTTACTCCATTTTCAGTAGAGCCAGTTGTTACAACATCACCTTGATCTTCCCCAGTGATTGCGCTATCAACACCAGTCGAGCGAACAAAATCAGTGACAGCGTTTGCACCTTGGTTGATAATTTCACCAACACCAAGATTAATTAAACCAGTGGTTGCGTCTTTATCAGTAACAATATTTTTGGTAACGGTTGAAGCAACTTTTCCAGCAAGGTTAGAACCAGTCTCGCCAGCAACCTCAGCACCAACTAAACTACCAGCGGCTGTGCCAGCAAGGTTTGTAAAATCTATATCACCAGTTCTAACTAACTGATTGGTTGCATTTGATGCAAGACTACCAATCAACTTAGAACCAGTTGCATCAGCTACTTGGCTACCAATCATGCCAGTACCAAAAGACAAGAGAGTGCTAGTCAAAGCCTCATCAAGATTGCCACCGTTTGTTGCGGTATTGACGGTAACTTGACCAATTACTTTTTGAAGGGTTGCGTCCGTCCCGGGAGCCAAAGTCTCCCCAATTGTTTGAATAACATTTTGTGCGCCAGAAGACAATGTCTCCCATGCGCTTGAAAGGGTCTCGGTTGCTGTACTGGCTACTTCAGTAAGTGCGCTGACTTCAACAGTCCCAGCGGTTGCGGAAGATACAGCCTCAGCAACCGTTGCACCTTCTGCTGTCAATGTAGCGGCAGTTGTAGCCTCAGCCACTGTAGCGCCAGCTTCAATTACAGTTGATGCGGCAACAGTTTCTGCGCTGGCAATCGTAGTGGCAGTTCCTGTTGCCTCAAGAACGGCAGTTCCAGTTGCTATAGCCTCAGCAGTTGTGGCAACTTCAAAGGCAGATAAACTAGCCGCAAAAGCATCTCCAGCAATTGCCGTTTCTGCGGCAGTCATTACGGTAGTGGCTCCAACAGCCTCTGCCGCCAAAAACTCCAAAGCATAGGGAGCCGCAACAGCCACCACAATTAAAAGCGGGTTCTCTGCAACGGCAGTCATAACCTTGTCTGCAACTTCAAGAACCTCGTCTAAAACGTCGCCAACAATTTCAACAACACCCTCAACAACATCTTCAATTATGTCTACTACTGCGCTCATTATTTGTGCTCCCTTTTAGGGCCAAGTTGAACCACCACTTGCAGACCGCCATTTTTAGTTTTTTGAACAGCGTAACCCATTCCCTGCTGAACAGGGTTGCGCATAATTACTTTAAAAATGCCAAGAATTGCTGGATCACTAAATTGCGTTACCACTACATCAAACCCAACCTTGTAGGCGGCTTGACAAAAGACCCTTCCGTTCTCAACAAAGTTTCTTGCAGTGTCGGCATTTAAAGCACGGAAAAAACCATAGCCTTCATACTTTGTTTTGTGAACAACAAAAATGGTGTTGCCTTCTTGCATTTTCCATACGTTAGGCATTTTGAATTCAACAGTCAACATTTCCTTGACCTGCTTCATTGGTCGACCAACTTTAGTGTTGACAGCGGCAATCTCGATGATTTGCTCACCTTTTAACCGCCTCTGTTTGCTGTCTACCATTTCCATTTTTATTCCTTTGGCATCATATAACTTCAGGCTCGGTTGGTTGATTCACAGCGCCAACTACTGCTGAAACCCAGTCCTGCCAATTATCAAACACATACGGGCCGGGGATGCCCTCGTTCACAAAAACATCAATAGCTTTGAGACTAGCCGCCCACTCTTTCCAGTGCTCTTCTCCCGCTGGAATAGCTAACTGCTGACCTGCATACGCCTCGCACATAAGACTTGCCCATGAGTCCCATGTTTGAAAGCGAGGATCGTAAACAAGTGCCAACGCCATATTAGCTTCCGTATGGTCTTACATCGCCCAAATCGGCACTTAACAAAATTCGACCCATTTGATAGTTACCACCTTGCACGTTACTTGTAAACTTTAATCGCAACTCCCTGCGCTGTTCACGCATATCAACTTTGCCAGTATCTGGATCAAAGTAATACGGGTCAGAGATAACATCTTCTTTTTGAGCAAATGGACGACCAATTACTTGCATGGACATTTGACCAGATTGAATGAAATCAGGCTCAACACGCTCAAGATGTAACCAACGGTTTTCACCAACACCGCCTTGAGGGATTTGTGGTGATTGGGACGGGCCGCCCCCCACCCAACCTAAGTCCGATGTTTCAAAGTAACTCTCAATAGCGTTGACGGTTTGATCGTTTACTTCGTCAGTACCAATCTCATGTTGCCACAATGTAATGCGACCAGCGGTTGTGTTGAATGTAGCCGTTACGGTTGCAGATGCAGTAGCATTGTTACTCAGTGTGACAGTAAAAAATCCAACTGTTGCGCTTGGAGCAATCAGCGTAATGATTGAGTTGCTAGGAATACCAGCGCCAATAACCAATTGACCAAGAGCAATTAAGTTTGTAGTTGGAACTTCAATAGTTGGCAAAGTGTTTGTAGTCGTAACGGATGAGGAGAAAACTTCCTCTTGCACACTCAAGTCAGTACCCGCATTGATTGGAAAACGAAAAACTTGAGAGAAGTAACCAGCAGAACGTCTAGCACCAAGCCCTTGTCCGCCGTCATACCAACAGTTTTCGCGGATGTTATAAATCACGCAATCGTTGCACTCCTCTGAGTCACCAGAGGGAAAGAACCACCAAACTTCACCAAAACGAGGAACCTTTGTTGCCCAAACCTTTTGGCTTTGAGCATAGTTTAGATTGTCAAAAAAGTAGTTCTGGTTCATGGAATTTGGAATTTCCTTGACCACGCCGTTGTACAGCAAGAATCGATCAACGCCAATCCAATAATAGATGCCGTCATATTCAATCACGCACTGACTTGAAAGAATTGAAGACTGACTTGAAATTACGTCATAGCGCCAATAAAACGTCGATGTTGCTCCACCAACGCTGATTGTTGTTGGGGTATACGAAACACGAATCAATGAATCCAAAGCCCAAAACAAACCAGAAGGCGCGTTAGAACCGCCTCGAACTGGCAGACCTTTGACAATCTTTGTAGAGGCTACGTTGACTTCGTTTGAGTCTGCACCATTCCAATCAAATGGATTACCAGCTACGCAATTCTTAATTAATCCGTTGTCTCCATACACAAAGACATATGGATGCAAAACAACTACACCACCAGAAACTTCAATAATGGCACCAGTAGGACTTGTTCCAGCAGTGTCAGTCAGTGGGGACAATACGGTGCCAGAAATGTTTCCAGCCAAAACTGGAGTGTTTACTGTTTGGTCAATCTGCGCCAAGTTGAGACCGGGGTGCGCAAGCAACAACTGGTTACCCGATCCCTGCGCATCAAACGACGAATCAAACTGCCAAAGGTTTAAATCACTCTCAGTAAAACCATCATTGATAGTGGCAACCTTGATTGAAAATCCACTACCAGTTCCACCAATGCTTGCGGCGGTTGCGCTCAATGTGTTTCCTACCGCATAGCCGTTACCAGCGGTTGTTAGGGTCACCGTGGTTACTGCATTGCCAGACACCACAATCGTAGCCTTAGCACCCGATCCAGAGCCGCCTGTAAGCGTCACATTGGTATATGTACCGTTGGTGTATGCAGAGCCGCCAACCAAAGTATTGAGGGTCAGAATCAAACCTGTAAAGGTAAAATTACTGACTCCAGAACCAATACCATTGTTATCAATGTTGATGACTTGCAAGCCATTGTTGTAACCATTGAATACTTGATTGTTACCGTCGGTAGAGTTGACGTAGATACCGCGAGAGTAACCAAGCGCATCGTTTGTGATAGAGCGATAGCCGCCAATCTTACGAGGGCGACCGCGCTGAAACCTTACCCAACGACCGTCAGAGTAAAAGTTTTTGTCGAAGAACGTACCGTCCCGCTGTACGCCGGGCTGGGTGTCAATCGAAAAAACCTTTTTGGTCATGGGAATGTCCCGCCAGCAACACCACCAGTAAAGTTACCCGTACCCACAATTGCCAAACCTGTTGCTGACAATGTTGATCTCAAAACTCCAAGAATTGAAATGTTGAACTCACCAGAAGCGGCGCGATACACACCAGTGGTTGACTCTGAAGCAAAGTACAAAGCAGGTGCGCCAACAGTTCCGTTGATCAATCCAATTGAAGACGATCCAGCTAACACCGTATTAGCGTTGACTAAGTTCACAGAATCGCAAATCAATGTTGATTGTTGATTTGATGCAATTGTTGCAGTAGAACCGCCAGTGTTGGTTGTGATGGTAATTGTGTAGTTACCTACCCCACCTACCGTGGCATTCTGAATGTAGTACACCTGCACCGTTGGAGGAACAATGATTGTTACATTACCAGTCAGTGTTCCAGTGTACTTTTGAATCACGTTAGAGGCTTCGGCTGAAGTCAGCGTGTAGGTTCCAGTAACAACCGCCTTGGTCAATTGAGTAAACGCAAATTGCGTAGACTTACCCAAACCTACCGTGTAGAACGTAGAGCCACTGCACACAATGATTGCAGAGTCAGTTGGCTGAAGAATGATCGAGGCAGAACCGTTAATTGTGTTTCCGCCACTACCAGCCACCGTCAAAGCGCCAGTCCCACTGTTGCGAACAAACATAAACCAATTATCGCCAAGCGTAGAAGCAAGGGTCAAAGTCAAGGTTCCTGCACCGCCATTCCACACATAAGTGCTTGAGCGATCTGTTGTCAGCGCCGTGTAATTTGATGAAAAAGTTGTGACTGGCTGGGCTTGGTTAAGCGTCTGACCAATAGCCAAAAGACCGTATCCAGCCAGCGTAGCGGCATCGGCACCAGAAGAACCAATACCGTAGGCAATGATTCCCCATGTACCTGCTGTGGTTGCATTGGTTGTGATGTAGATGTACTGAGCCTCACCAGCGGCTACAGTCACAATGGTGTTCAAACCAGTGTAGTCTTTAACCAGTAAACTTACAGCGCCGACATTTCTGATCAAGGCATCTTGACCAACAGACGCTTGATTAGCAGGTGGCATCCACAACTCGTTTGCGCTAGAGGCGGTTGACACCTCCATAATTCGAGCGGCGGCGTCATCGGTTGTGGTTCCGTTGATAGGCCATTCCAACTGCAAGTCAGTCGTCAGAATAATGCGGCGATACGATACGTCAGTTGGCTGGATGACGTTACCAGTGAAGGGGCTGTTGTAACTCATTATGAATCCACCGCTACGGCTTGACGATCAGCCAGTCTCAACTTATCCTCAGCCATCAAGGTTTGCATGATAAGGTCATAGTTTTGTTGCCACATAGGCATCCGCTCGTCATTCTTGAGGAACGGCATTGCCTGCAACAAAGACCCATATAGCAACGCTTGGGGCGCGTAAATTGTGAACCAATTCGTCTGGTTAGAAGAATCCAAAGGTTGGATGCGCTCGTAGTACAGCACCTCAAAGGTGTAAGCTGTAGCAGGAGTTGGAGCAACCAACCAATGGGTATAGTCGTAGTCCGCAAAATATGCGGGAATACCAGTATCGGTCGCGTTAGGCCAATACTCACGAAGGTACTCATACTTTCGTAACAACACAGGCTGGCGCTCACCAGCCACTGTAATGTTGAACGAAACCGTCTTATGCCAACGAGCAGGCTTGTCAATGATTGCGTTACTTGCCACCATCGTGCTTGAGTTAACCGTTAGGTTTCCCAAAAACTTGATCTGGCTGGCAATGATCTGCTCTGCCAACATGATGAACAAAGGGATTTTTTCAAGGGTCGCCGTATCCGTCCGCTCTAAATAGGACTGAATGTTTTCGACTAAGGAGTCGTATGTCATTACCGATGCGGTCGTCATTTGTTCCCCTTATCCGACATTACGCTCAAAATGTGGGCAATCCACTAAGGATTTGAAGTTGCCGCCCCAACGGTTTTTGGGATGTAGACTTTCCCAAAATGCACCTAGTGGAGCAAGAGTCTCTTTGTTCCATATTATCTGCCCTTCCTTGAAGAAATTCAAGTCAATAGCGCACCTCTTGAGGTGGATGGAGTTAAGCGTTTTTGAGCGACCAGTCTTAACGTAAATAGCTTGTTGTTCAGGTGTTCTGGCTAATTCACCGCCAGTGACCATAAAACCCTGTTCCGTGGCGTATTTGATGAGGGAGCAGGCATCCAATAGGAATGCGGCTTGTTCTTGACTCAGGCTCATTCTTTGCCCCCCTTACGCATCTCCATGACCTTCTCAACGGTACGACCGCCAAAGTAAGCAGTCATCACCAGCATTCCCCACTGACCCAGCAAATTTACATAAGCCTCTTGCACTTGGATACCAGCGGCGCTTAGACCAGCAAAAATTAAATAGGCGGTCAGGATGTAGAGCAGGGTGCCGGGGCGGATATTCTTCGACAGCCAAGAGTCAGAAGCCATATCAGCCTGCCAACGCTTGGACACGTTGTCCTCTTGGTTTGCTTGAGCCTTTAGCAGTGCCGACAACTCTTCTTGCTCGATACGCGCCTTCTCAATACCCAACTCCAACAGACGCTCTTCATGGTCGTATTGAAGTTGGCGTAATTTGGCAACTTCAGCATCAGACGGGTTGTCGGAAATCTTTACGCCAAGAGCGTTTTCGACAACTTCTTTGCCTTTTGCTTGAATTGCAGAAGACAAAAGGCCCAGACCATTCTGAGCCAATGTACCAAGGAGGGATGCAACTATTGGAATCATGTTAGTCTTTCCCAGTTACAGTTTTAAGTGATTTGGACACAGGAACCTTCTCTTCCAAAATAGCAATGTGCATTCGATTCTCTGCAATCTGGTC